AGAGCATTGGCAGGTGCAGGGACTCAAACATCTGGATTAGCATTTGGAGGATATTCAACAACATCTGTAGGTGCAACAGAAGAATGGAATGGTGCAAGTTGGGTAGAAGTTGCGGATCTAGCCACAGTTAGATCTAATTTAAACGGGACAGGAACAACATCTGCAGCATTAGCTTTTGGTGGAAATAATCCTTCGCCAGTTACAGCTGCAACAGAAGAGTGGAGTGGTTCATCAACTACAACTAAAACAATAAGCACGGATTAATTATGGCAACATACAAAGAAATTAAAGGAACACAAATTGAGGTCTTATCATCAGACCCATCGAATCCTGTTGAAGGACAAGTTTGGTATAATACAACTTCCAATGTTTTAAAAGGTGTAGCAGCAACAACTGCAGGATCTTGGGCTACTGGTGGAAATTTAAATACTGCTAGAAGTATACCAGGAGGAATTGGAATACAGACAGCTGCATTAGCTGTAGGAGGATACATAAGCGCAAATACAGCAATAGTTGAACAATACAATGGAACTAGCTGGACAGAAGTAAACGATTTACAATCGGCTACTAGAGGTTTGGGTACATCAGGAACAGTATCGGGAGGACTTGCTTTTTTTGGAGATAATTCACCTGGACCTGCTACTTCAACTAAAAATGAAGAGTGGAATGGTACAAACTGGACAGAAACAACAGATGGAAACACAGGTCGAAGATATTTTGGAGGGGTAGGAGTAAGTGCTGAAGCTGCTTTAGCCTTTGCTGGAGAAGGACCATCAACAGCTGAATTAGCTGTAACAGAATCTTGGAATGGAACTAACTGGACTGAAGTTAACGATTTAAATACTGCACGAGGAAGATTAGGGTCAGGAGGTATTGAAACATCTGCTTTAGCATTTGGAGGAGATACACCTGGAACACCAAGTGGAGTAACAAATACAGAATCATGGAATGGAACAAATTGGACAGAGGTTGGAGATTTAAATACTGGAAGAGATAATATAGGTGGTTCAATAGGAGCGAGTAATACTTCTGCTTTAGCAATTGGTGGTAATGAAAGTCCAACACCTACTTTATCTGCTAAAACAGAATTATATAATGGATCAACTTGGTCAGAACAAGATGATATAAATACTGCAACACAATTTTACAGCGCTAGTACGGCAGGAAATGCTACTTTAGGAATTGTATTTGGAGGAGAAACAGGCAGTAACACAGCAGCTACAGAAGAATGGACAGGTGCAGGTGCTGGAGTAACAAGAACATTTACCGACTCATAAGACTTGTAATATATTTTAGTTAGTATATATAAGAAGAAACTATAAAGGATAAAGCTATGAAAAAAGACGTCAAAGAAGTTATACAAGGTGAAGAACCACATTTAAATAATCTATTAACACAAGAAGATCTATCATCATTTAAAGGTATGGTAGACGAGCTTCGTGATACATGGACCAAGAAACAAATGTTTCGAACAGAAACAGAGGCAAGGTTTTCTGTACTACAAGACAATCGTTATCCAACTAAAGCATCAAAGTATTGGCAGTGTGTTAGAGAACAATCATCATACTTAGATAATCTAATGACATTATCGTTTGACTATAGAAGAAACGAAGCAAAAATTAAATGGTTAGAAGGTAAAGTTGAAAAAGAAAAAGATGAATATAAAAAAACTAAATACAAAATAGATTTAGACGAAGCTATATTTGGTAAAGCGTCTATGGAAAAAGTTGCTAAACATAGAATGAGAGAAATTAAAATGTGGTCTAAATTAAAAGGTGAATTTAATGATGGATCATTTAATGACAAAGATGTTAATCAACATCAATTAGAATCATATGGATTACAGTATCACGAGAAAGCAAAAACATTAAATCAAAATTCAAGTGAGGCTGAAATATTTAATGTAATGGGGCAACTACAATCACTACAAAGAATTAAAAAATCTGGTGAATTAGAAAGTAGTTACAAAGAGAAAGAAAAAATTGAACAACATGGAAAACCTAAAGTTTGATTTTGTATTTTTAGGTCAATCGGTTTTAAAGTATCAAGTACCGCTTGATATATTTACTACAATTAATCAGATCTACGAACAAAATTTTCATAACCTTGCACCTGCTAACGGACAGTTGGTTGGTAAGATAGAGAATGAACATTCATTGTTTTATCACGGTGAAGATCAAACTAAAATGAAGAACCATAATATGTTGCCTAGAAATGTTACAGATTATTTCATGACTGTGTTTAAACACTATCTAGCTTTTAATAAGATAAGAGATTATGAAACTCATTTAAATTCTATTTGGGTTAATGAAATGAAACAACACGAATACAACCCTGCTCATATTCATAGAGGTATGTTGTTTACTGGACTATCAAGTGTTATGATTTTAAAATTACCATCTACTTATGGTAAGGAATATTCAGCAGAACAAGTACAACAGAATGGTAGACTACAGATATTAGGTGCAGCTAACGGTCAGTTTGCTAAAATAGATTATCAGCCACCCATGGATCTTAGAGATTTTTATATCTTTCCATATGATATGAGGCACTGTGTATATCCTTTTAATGGAACTCATGAGACTAGACGAACTCTTGCTGCAAACTGTGATGTAAATTTTGATCCGATTAGAAATAGAGGTGCAACATAATGGATAAACAATATTATATAGATAATCATATAGGTATATTTAAAAACTTTATGCCTAATGAATTAATAGATGATTACACAAATTATTTTAACAAATGTGAACAACAAGGCGCAGTGTATCCAAGGCAAGTAGATGAAACATTGGTATCAGATAATGCAATCGATACTATAAGAGATACTAATGTTCCTATGACTTATAACAACAAACCTTTTATAGATATGTTTTTTAAAGAAATATATCCTTTGTACGTTCAAAAATATTCATACTTAAAAAAATTAGCGACCCATAATATACTTGAAGTTAAAATACAAAAAACTAAAGTAGGTGAAGGTTATCATATGTGGCATTGTGAGAATGCTGAAATGAAAGCTAGAAATAGAATACTAGCTTTTAGTGTTTATCTTAATGATGTTGCAGAAGGTGGAGAAACAGAATTTTTATATCAAAAATGTAGATTTAAACCTGAAAAAAATACTATGTTAGTTTGGCCTGCACAGTTTACACACGTTCATAGAGGCAACCCACCTTTGTCGAATGATAAATATATAATAACAGGATGGGTAGAATACGGATATTAATATGATAACAGAACCACGATGGAAATCTTTTATAGTTGAGACTACACAACCTATATTTACACCCGAACAGTGTAAGATGATTATTGAAGCTGGAAGAAGCGAGCCTAAACAAAATGCTTATGTTGGTAATAAAAAAGGTATTAAAGAAGGACAGTTGGATACTAAAACTAGAACCTCACACATTAGTTGGATACCTTTTAAAAAAATGGCGAACATGTATAAAGACATTGAACGTATTATGAAAACTACTAATGGTAATCATTTTGGTTTTGATGGAATGACGATAACTGAAATGGCACAATACACAGAATATCCAGAAGGAGGTTTTTATGAGTGGCATGTAGATAATGACGTAAACATGCAACACGAACCACCTGTAAGAAAAATATCAATGACTTGTTTATTATCACCAGAGAATGAATTTGAAGGTGGTGATTTAGAATTAATGGCTGAAGGTAAAGTTGCAAAAATAAAACAAGGACATGCTGTGTTTTTTGCATCGTTTATCAGACACAGAGTAAAACCTGTTACACGTGGAAATAGAAAATCTTTAGTTATGTGGTTTGGGGGCACGCCTTTTAAATGATGATTAAAGCTGCATACTTTCCTACAATTATATATGCTAAAGACGTTAACTTAGATAATAGACTTTTTGAAAGAGAAGTTCTTGCTTGGGCTGATAAAGATAAAGGACTTAAACGAACTAATATGAATGGCTGGCATAGCACAACTAATATGCATCAAATACCAGTGTTTAAACCATTAGTCGATGAATTATTTAAAATGCAAAATGAAGTATTTCAAGAAGAGTGGTTAGACAGTGAACCTGTTATTGGAAATATGTGGGCCAACATAAATCCACCAGGTGGATATAACAGACCACACTTACATCCTAATTCTCATTATAGTGGTGTATATTATATTAAAGCACCTAAAAACTCTGGACAAATAGTATTTAATGAACCAAGGTCTGCAGCACATATGGTAATGCCAAGAAGAAAAGAAGGTGAACCGCCTTCACATCTATGGCGAGAAGTTAGAGTTGATCCATTAGAAGGTAGAATAATTATATTTCCAGCATGGCTTTGGCATTGTGTTGAACCAAACTTAAGTGAGGAGATAAGAATATCAGTATCGTTTAATTTTTTACAGAAAGGGTTTAATGTTTAAAGATCACAAATATCAAGTAATTAAGAAAGCTGTATCCTACGATTTAGCTAACTTTATATTAAACTATTTTTTACTTAAACGAGATGCAGTAGGTTATATGTATGAACATAACATACACTCACAGTCCCCGA